CTTGTTCAGTTTATTAAAGATGGAGATACTGCTGTTCAGATAGTTCCAATGATAAAAGAATATCTTGAAATCAATGTTAGAAACGATGACCAATTAGTCAAGATGGCGGGTATCGTTCAAAGACTTATTTCTGCTGAAGGTAAGGCTGGTGCAGAAGATGAATTTGGATTATCAGAAGAAGAAAAGACTCAATTACTATCTGGTATGGAAGACACTATAAAAGATATACAAACAGAGTCAGATAAAATACATAGTAAAATAGAAAATGCTGATAGGATAAATTAATGGCATATAGAGAAAAAAGGAATATTGACCAAACAACCTCCATACCTTTAAGTCGTTTAGCAACACCAACAGAAATTAGTTCTTATATAAAAAGACTAATTACTGCTTCTCAATATGATTACCACGAATCAGAAGCTATGGAAGTACAGAGTGTTACGTTAAACGAGGTGAACAATCGTGGTTCTATATCTGGTACTTTTTTGAATAGTGGTAATTTTTTAGAAAACGTAAAACCTTTATTTGGAAACATGACCACAATACCTGTTATTGGTGAACACGTTGTGGTAACAGAATTTAATGGTCAACAATACTATTCTACTATTATCAATAGAAAAGGTTCTTCTAACGAAAATTCAATACCTGGTGCATCAGGTACTTATACAGAAAACACAAAGTATGGAAAAACGTTTGAAAGAAAAAAAGTAAAACCGATTGAGATAGGAGAAGGATGTATTATATTTGATGGTAGATTTGGTCAAACATTGCATTTTGATGGACACGACAATACACCAAAAATAAAAATATCCACACACGTTGATGAATCAGATGGAGAATTTAGAAAAGAAAAAATTGATGGTGATGATTCTTCGATATACTTATTATCACGAGGTATGAGAGATAAATTCGATGGTAATACAATCGAAGGAAAAAAAGTGTTAATTCAGTCCGATGGTATATTTATTAAAGGAAGACAAGAAGTAAAAATTAATGCACCTAATTTAAGTGTGAATGAAAATGAAACTAAATTGGGTAGTAGAGATGCTGAACAATCTGTTATTAAAGGAGAAGATTTGGTAGATTTTTTAAATGATATGTTAACTGATATAAATACAGCATTTAATAAAGCAATGACTGCTATTACTCCAGGTGGAGTAGTTGTAACTGGTGGTGGTGCCGCTATACCAATTTTTGCAACTGATATATTAGCATTACAAACTAAGTTAGCAACAGAATCAACAAAATTTAAAAGTAAAATAGTAAAAACAGTATAGGAGTTATCATGACTAAAAAACAGTTAGTGAAAATAATACAAGAAGTTGTTCGTAGAGAAATAAAAAAAGAGATTAACGAGATATTTATAAACGAACAGAAAACTTCAAACCAACAACAATTAACTGATGTTATACCACAAGTATCAGAACCTAAAGAAGAAGTAAAGTACACTAACAATAAATCTTTAAATGATGTTCTGAACGAAACAGTTGGTCTTAGTAGAAAACAATCAAGTGAATATCCAACAATGGGTGGTGGAGCATTTGATTCTTCAAGAATGACTGAACTATTAGGTTATGGTCAACCAGAAGAGGTACAAAGAGATATGGTAGCAGTAGATACAATTAAGAAAGCGGGAAAGTCTGTTGACCAAGTTCCAGAACACGTAACGAATGCTTTAACAAAAGACTATAGTGCTTTAATGAAAGCATTAGATAAGAAGAAACAAGGAGGATTGGGATAATGCCAAGAAGTGCCAGAGAAGTAGATTTAGATCCTAGAACATATGTTGGATTATCTTTTCCTTTAAGAGCAGATAATAATAACAACTTTACTATGACTAAAAATTCTTTACAACAGTCTAGGCACAATCTTAGAAATCTGTTATTAACTTATCCTGGTGAAAGAGTGGGTAATACTGAATTTGGTTGTAGGTTAAGAGAAGTATGTTTTGAACAACATGATGAAAACTTACCATCAAAAATTGAAGATGCAATCATAGACGCAACAAACACATTTTTACCATATATCAATATAATTGATGTTGAAACTTTAACTGAGGAAAACCAACCAGAAAAAATATTTGTTAGTATAAAATTTTCAACCACTTTAGATCCGTTGGTAAATCAATCGCTAACACTAAACGCATCTGATGGAACTGAGGTTGGTGGAGATAGTTCTGATGGTAGACCTGGAGGATATTAATGGCACGTACAAGTATAAAAAAAGATTCGGTAAAATCTATAAACTATTTGAATAAAGACTTTAGTGACTTTAAAACAAATCTTATAGAGTTTGCTAAACAATACTTTCCAAATACATATAATGACTTTAACGAAGCATCACCTGGTATGATGTTTATTGAAATGGCATCTTATGTAGGAGATGTTTTATCTTATTATATTGATTCACAATTTAGAGAAACTCTTTTAGCTTATGCTGAAGAAAAACGAAATGTTTATAACATAGCACAATCATTTGGTTACAAACCAAAAACAACTTCAGCTGCTGATGTTGTTCTAGATGTATTTCAGACTGTTCCAGCTCTCAATGGTAATCCAGATTATAGATATGCTCTAACAGTTAACGAGGGAACTCAAGTTAATGCAAGTTCTAATGGGACAACGTTTAGAATCTTAGAAGATGTAAACTTTAAATTTTCTAGTTCTTATGATAAAAGAGATGTTACTATATTTGAAACAGATAGTGGTGAACCTACAAAATTTTTATTAAAGAAAAAAATAAAAGCAAGAAGTGGTGAGATATCCACAGAGTTTTTTGATTTTGGTTCTGCAGAAAAATATCCACAAATTAGATTAGCTAATTCAGATATAATAGAAATCATATCATGTACTGATAGTGATGGTAACAAATGGTATGAAGTTGATTCCTTGGCAAGAGATACTATATTTGAAGAAATGGAAAATAACTCTGCAAACGATCCTTCATCTATTGGAGATAGAGAAAAAGCGGGTTACATATTAAAATTAAAAAGAGTATCAAGAAGATTTACAACTTATATAAATGAAAATGACGAAACTGTTTTAAGATTTGGAGCTGGTATTTCAGATAATCCTGATGAAGAGATTATTCCCAATCCAACAAACGTAGGTTCTAATTTACCAGGCAGTCCGTCTTATTTAACAACTGCTTTCGATCCTTCTAACTTTTTAAAAACAAGTACATTTGGTATGGCACCAGCAAACACAACTCTTACGATAGAATATTCATATGGTGGTGGTATAGATGACAATGTAAACGTAGGTGATATTAATCAGAAAGGGCCAATATCTTTTACCATAAATGAAAATGGTCTTTCTTCAACATTAGTACAAGAATCAAAAGACTCAGTTTCATTTACAAATCCAAGACCAGCAACTGGTGGTTCTTCTGGTGAAACTGTTAGGGAGACAAGAGAAAATGCATTAGCATATTTTCAAGCACAATCAAGAGTAGTTACTAAAGATGACTATATTGTGAGAGGATATTCTTTACCAGCAAAATTTGGAACTGTTGCAAAAATTCATATGTCACAAGATGAACAATTAAGTAAGGTCGGTATGGCAGAAGCATTAGAAAGACAAATAACTTCTGCAGATGTTGGTACTAGTTTAAAAGATTTACAAGTTAATAATATTCCAAATCCATTAGCAATGAATATGTACACTCTTGGATTTGATTCTAATAAAAGATTATCTATATTAACACAGACAACTAAACAAAATTTAAAAACATATTTATCACAATATAGATTAGTAACAGATGCTATAAATATAAAAGATGCTTACATTATTAACATAGCAGTTAACTTTTCAATACTAACAAAGGTTGGTTTTAATAAAAATGAAGTTTTATTAAGATGTGTTAGTGCTGTACAAGATTTCTTTAATATTGATAGATGGCAGATAGGTCAACCGATAGTTCTTGCAGATTTAGTATATGAATTATCTTTAGTAGATGGTGTTGCAACGGTTGTTAATCCAACAGAAAACAATCCAAATAATTTACCAATTGTAATCGAAAACAAGTATCAAATTGCTCAAGGTTACTCTGGTAATTTCTTTGATATAAACACATCGTTACGTGGTGGTATTTTGTACCCAGCACTAGATCCTAGTATATTTGAAGTTAAGTTTCCTAACTCAGATATTAAAGGAAAAGTATTGGGTGATAATTTAGGAGTTAGGGAGTAATAATGCATTATTTTACATTTGCAGAAAAAGATACAACTATTTACCAAAAAAGTGGTAGTTTAAATGCTGGGTTAGACGAAGTATTAGAAATACAAAAAACAGTTAGTGATGCTGGTGATGCAATAAACGTCTCTAGAATACTTATTAAATTTGATTTAGCAGAAATATCATCTTCTATAGTAGATGGTACAATAACCAATCCATCATATTATTTAAATTTATTTGATGCAAAATCTAGTAACCTAGATATATCACAAAGCATTTATGCTTATCCTGTCAGTCAATCATGGACAATGGGACAAGGACATTCGTATGACAATCCAATTACAGAGGAAGGTTGTAGTTGGAACTTTAGACACGGATTAACAGATGGTACTCTTTGGAGTAGTGCAGTTAGTGCTAGTGGTGGAACGTGGTATAGTGGAAGTGGTTATGAAGCATCGCATTCTATCAACCATAAGACTGTTGATATAAGAATGAACGTAACAGATATTGTCAATCAATGGATATCAGGTTCTATTTCTAATGATGGATTTATGATAAAAAGAAGTGGTAGTATTGGAAATTTAGATTCTAATGTAGAAGAGGGAAATACAAAACTTTTTGGTGATTTATCGTTCTTCTCATCAGATACTCATACTAAATATCCACCAACATTGGAAACAGTTTGGGATGATTCTAGTTGGAATAGTGGTTCTCTTTCACCATTAACAATGGCAAACTTAGAAGATATGACGATTTATATGAAAGGACTGCGGCCAGAGTATAAAGAAAGTTCTAGAGTAAAATTTAGATTAGTTGGTAGAGAAAGATTTCCTGAAGCTTCATATTCTACAACACCAGCTAACCTATCTGTAAAATACCTACCAAGTGGTTCATCTTTTTATTCTATATTAGATGCAGAGACTGAAGAAGTAATTGTTCCTTATGGTAGTGGTTCAAAATTAAGTTGTGACTCTACTGGTAATTATTTTATGTTGGATTTAAATGGTTATCAACCTGAAAGATACTATCGTTTAGAATTTAGAGTCCGAAGTGGTAGTGGTGTTGATGAACTTGACCAATATTTTAGCGAAGGATTCACGTTCAAGGTTAGTCAGTAATGCCTTACACAAAAGAAGAGTTAAGTAATGTTGGGTTCTATAATAATTTTATAGACAAACTCAGAAGTAACTATTTAACTGAGTTGATATCTCGTGCTAAAACTTTATTTAGAAACGAAGAAGGTGTCTTATATTCTTTTGAAGATATTACTACACGTTTAGGGATAGAAGATGCTGTACTGAATAGTAATCCTGAATATTCCACATTAGAAACAGAATTAAATAGAACAAATATACAAGAACTTGGATATGATGATTTTAAAGATTTGATTGAAAAAGAATCTTGTTCTGTTCAAGTAAGAGGATTAACTCAAACAAGAAAAGACCAAAACTCAGACAAACTAGTAGACAGATTATTTTCAGAGTTAATACAGGTAGATATTTTAGACCCGTTACCAGATGGATTAGAAAATGGTGACACTATAACATCAGATAATGTAGACGATGTTAGAAAGTGGTTGTTAGATGGAAATCAAAAAAGACCATTTCCTGATTTACAAAGTTTTTATGCAATTGGTTCTGAGTGGAGAAAGGTGAAGACTAGAACTCAAGAGATTATAGATAGTATACCAGAAGGGGAGCCAGTAGACTAATGTCAAGTAGATTAAACGAAAAAGATAGAGAGATATTAATTGGTAATGAACCATTTAATTATAACTCGGTTGAAAATTCATACTTTGGTGGATACTTTGGTAATGATTCAGAAGACTATGTTGAGGTTATGATATATGATACCAATGATAACTTACTAGAAACATCAGTTGCTGATTCAGAAGATTACTATTATGATTCTGAAAAGGGTGGTGTTAAGTTAAAAACTGGTACTATTCTTAGAAAGTTGGGATATGATAGAGGTAGATTTAAAGTTACATATAATTTTTTAAGAAAACTTGCTGGTTCATATCAAACTGTGGTTACAGACCAAAGTGGTAATATATTTAATGGTGACGTTGACGTTAATCAAATAGATAAAACTTTATTTATAAAAGAAGACAAATATATAACACATCAAATATCACCATCAAGAAATGAGATTAGATTGGTAACACAAAACATACGAGATGAAAAATATATTAGAGATTTTTACAGACTAGCCGCTAGAAACAAAAAAGTTACAGCAGATGCTTCATCGTTTAGTAATATAGAATTTGTAGGTACTGCAGAAGAAAAATCAAACTCAACACAACTTAGATTTGTACCACCAGCTGGATTTGAAGATTCAGGTCAATTTGAACATTTGATGGTAGGTGGAACTATATCCATACCAAACTTTTTTTTAGTAGATAGGATTTTTCCACCAGTAATCCCTACAGCAGATGAAGTAGGTCTAGGCACAACAGAGGTGATTGGTAGTGATATATTCCAAGCTGCTTTCTTTTTAGATGAAAACGCAGGAGTTAAAGAATTTAAAAAGAATAATTCAAATAAATTTGGTGATGTAAATTTTTCACCAGCTTATCAAGTTTTTAAAGACTTAGATTATGAAAATGACTATGTTACAGCAGATGGTGTAGATTTTGAAGGTGCTCAATTGACTAATAATGTAAGAAACCTATCAGATAGTAAATTTAATTGTGTCTATTTAAAAAGAAACGATCCTAGTCCTGTAATAGATATTGTCAGTAATTCTTTTTTAAGAACAGATACTACAACATTATATACATGGGAAGTGACAGGTTTTGATAAAGACGGTGATAGTTATAATAGGATACAACCACGACCAGATGGAGCCGATGAAGGTGGAGACTTCAGAATTATAACACCAAGTGATGAGTACGCCACTCGTAGTTCACAAAGTCCATTTATAGCAACCCAAACTATAAATGGTGAAACTGGTAACGGTAATACAAGAAGTGGTGCAAGACTTAGATTAGAATTTTTTAGTAAAGATTGTCACATCGGTATAAAATTAACAATAAGAGATAACACTGCAAATGATGAATCTACAATTCATCTACCAGCAATAATAGAGACTCACTAATGGCTAGAAAACCTTACGTAGAACTACCAGATATACTGAAACTCTTACCACCGTTAGAGGCTGTTGATACTGAGCCCGAAGTCGGAGGGCCTGGTGGTTTATTAAATCAATCTAAAGGACAAAATATAAGCAGTTACATTTTAGGTAGTGGTTGGTATGACGATGTAACTTTCTCACCAACTAGAATTGTATTACAAGATGAACCATTTGAAATAGAATTAGATATAACTGATATAATTTTTAATGAACAAGATGAATTGAAATGGGAAATACTACAGGACGGTCAAGTAATACATTCAGAGGGTGGTAGTCCTAGTAAATCTTTTACGATGTCAGATTATGTTACTAATAGTCAAGTACAATCATTTGAAATAAGAGCTGTCATAGATAAATATAAAGAGAAAGATACTCCTGGTGGTGTAGAATATCAGTTTTTAGGTTCCGAATCCCAACCAGAAATTGCATTTACCTCTGTACCTATATCTAATGATGATAATGAAGACTTAGTGTTTACACCTGTGTACGAACCATTTGTTGCTAAAATAACGTCTGTTGATGGTGATACAATTGGTATAGATTCTAGTTACCAAAGTATCGTACAAAGAATACAACCAATAACAGAAGGTTCGAAGTTACCAAATGAAGAATATAGTAATTGGGTTATAAATAATAAGTACGGTGATAGAAAAGATTTAAATACATATCTACATTTTGGTGATGAGAAAAAAGTTTTAACAACTAATGTTAAATATGATAATAACACAGTTCCAACGTTACCATACTCTATTGTATATAAAACATACGAACCTATACCTGATGATATAACAGAAAAGGATTTGGTGTATGTTGTAAGAGAAGTACTACCACCACTAACAGAAACAGTTGAACTAGTTGGTTACGCACAAGAAGATGAAGACTTTCAAGTATTGATACCAAAGGATAATCTACCACAAGATTCACCAATAACAAAAAGACAAACTGAGTTTAAGACATATGATGATTTGGTCACCACCGATAGTAGATTAAAAGACGAGATAGAAAATAAATTTTTAAAAGAAAGTCCTGTTGAATTATCTGTAGATTATTCTAACTATGAAAATTTCATAAACTTTTCATCTGCAGAAAAAAGATTAAAGAACTTTAAATATAAAGTTCAACAAATCGAAGAACAAAAAGTTTTAAGTGCTTCTTTTGTTGGTGTAACTAATGGTCAGATAGATTTAAAAACACATCATGATAATATAAGAAATATAAAAACTAATTTTGACGGATATGAAAAATATTTGTATTACGAACAGTCAAGTTACGTTACAAGTTCAATTGGTGAGTTTCCAAATGCATCATGGCCAAAAACAGGAAGTGGTACATATGAAAATCCATATGAGCCAGTAAGTTCATCTAATTCTGATTTCACAGATTGGTACGGTTCTATAACTAGTAAGACTGGTCAGATATACAGTGCTTCATTTTATGATACTGAAAATGGAAATCGTTTAGTAAATTTATTACCTGACCACGTAAGAACTGATATTAGTAACATACAATTTTTAGATTTTATGGACATGGTTGGTCAACAGTTTGATGAACTTTGGTCATACATAAAATCATTATCTGATTTAACAGATAGAAGAGTTAATTTAGAGGATGGGTTTTCTAAAGATTTGGTTTTTAGTCTTGCAAAATCTTTAGGTTGGAATGCACAAGATGGTAAAGATTTATTAGATTTAAGTAGATATGGTTTTGGTAGAAAATTAAGTGGAACTTCATATTCACTTTACACATCTGGTTCACTTGATTCACCAACAGAAGCAGACGTATCTAAGGAGATAACAAAAAGATTGATAGCTAGTATGCCTTTTATATTAAAATCAAAGGGTACTGTTGGTTCACTAAAAGCTATATTAAATTGTTATGGTGTTCCGTCAACTATTTTAAAAATTAGAGAATATGGTGGTTTAGATGTAGATGTTAAACGTGCACCATTTGAAACAAAAAGACGTTTTACTAAAGCTTTAGGATTTAGAGGAGTACAACATGTATCAGCAAGTTGGAGCGATGATTCAGACACAAGTAGAAAACCAGAAACAATAGAATTTAGATTTAGAGCAGCAAGTGGTTCTAATCAAACTTTAGTACAGAAAGGTACAGAGTGGGCTATAGGATTAAAAGATAATGGTTCATCAGATAATTTAGGTTCAGTATCTTTTACATTATCTGGTTCTGGTGGTACAGCAGAGGTAAGTTCTTCATTATTACCAGTATATGATGGTGATTACTATTCTGTAATGTTAAAAAAAGAAAAAGTAGAAACAGAATTATTTTTACATCCATCATTTGAAACTAGTTCGTTATTCAATCCACCTTTTATTACTGGCTCTTCAACAACTGCAGTTTATGGTGATATAGAAATAGTTAGTGGTTCTGGTGTTTCTAGAACAGGTACAAAAGCTCTAAGACATACAAATAATTCCAATTTTGATGATAATAATACTTCATACACATTAGGATTTAGTTCTGGTTCACAACCGGCATCAGTTACTTCTGTTAATCAAAGTGAAACGTATATATTTAGTGCGTTTGCAAAAGTATCTGGTAGTAACGTGGATTCAATTGGAAGATTGAGAATATTTGAATTAGACTCAGGCGAAAACGTAGTAAATTGGAATGAAGATGTTAACTCTAGTCAAACTTCTATAAATACATTTGGAGGAATAAAATCATCAGAAGCTGTTGGTTTAGTTGAGGATGAATGGAAAAATGTTACAGTTACTAAAACAATTAGATTTCCAAATACATCTAAACTAGGTATACGTTTTGAAAATATGAAAGCAGAATCAACTATATATTGGGATGATGTGTCTTTAAGAAAAGCACCATCAAACACAGATAGTATAGGTGATTCTTTTAATTATCAGTTATTTGTAAAAAAATATTCAAATGGTATAGATAAAATTGTACAAGATTCTAATACTGTTTTACATATAACTGGTTCCACATCATCTTCGTATAATGCTTCTTGGACAGGTAGTGGAATTTTATACATAGGTGGTAAACCATCAGATGATTTTGGAGCTCAACTTTCAGGTTCAATGATGGAGTTTAGATTATGGAGTGAACCTTTAAAAGAACAATTTTTTGAAAATCATGTAAGTGATCCTAAATCATACATAGGTAATACACCATCATCATCATATGAGAGTTTAACTACTAGATATTCTTTTGACGATAATAGTGCATTATCTGATGGTAATACAATACGAGATGTTAGTTCAAATCAAACAACAACCTCACCTGGTTATGCAGTTGGTTTTGGTGGATTAAATACTTTTGAATCAGTTGTTGATGATACTAAAACATTTGTACCTAATTATGGGCCTAATAGAGGAAGTTCAGATAAAATACGAATAGAAGATAATTTCTTGAGTGGTAGTGGTGCTAGTTTAAGTACAACCGAAAAATTTGATTTTAGTTCAAATGATTTTTCACCAGTCGATTCTCCCAAAGTTGGTATTTATTTTTCACCAACAGATGTTGTAAATGATGACATAATATCTTCGTTTGCTAACTTAGATTTTAATGACTTACTAGGAGATCCTCGTGATAACTTTAAATTACAATATAGAGATTTAAAAGAGTCTGCTGATAAATATTTTAAGAAATATACTGGTAATAATGATTTTTGGGATTACATGCATTTGATAAAATACTACGACCAATCTATATTTAAACAATTTAGAAAAGTTTTACCAATGAGAGCTAAAGCACAAGTTGGTACTATCATAGAACCAAATATATTTGAAAGGTCTAAAAATCCAATACAAAGAAATCATCCATCTTTTACACAGATAGATTATGATTCTAAAATAAATGTAACAAATTTTAATTACAACTCAGACAATGATGGTGTTTACCAAGAAGCTAGTCATTCAATTCTAAAAATAGAAACTGAGTATCCAAACTACGAAGGTAATATAGATTCATCCGATACATTTAGAAAACCATCTTTATATAATTTTACTACAAATGATAATTTTGATGATAGAAATTTATATATAAGTGGTAGTGTTACTTACGGAGGACCTGATTCAATTTACTCAGAAGCAACTGGTGCTATGATAACAAATCAAAGAATTTCTGAAAATAATAAAGAATATAAGTTCTTTTACAATAGTGAAGATAATTATAATAATAGTTCTAGATATAGTATTGATTCATTTGAAAACTTATATAATTCACGTTCTTTACATGAAACAGATTTGGATACATCATATCAAGATACCATTGCATTTAAAAGAATGTTTTACGAGGGTGTAAAAAATACATCAGAAACTACTATTGATGGGGATTTACCATTTATAGTTACACAAACTGCTGCAACTGTTGCCGTACCGACTACTAAAGGTATAAGTAAATTAAGTGTAAATCAAAAAGGAAAAAGTAAAAAGATAAAACCAAGACGAGGTAAAAGATAAAAATGTTCAAAAAAATTAATCATAGATATTTATTTATAGAAAAGTTATATCAACACAACAATCTTTGGAGACAATAATATGGGATTTTTAGATAATTCAAGTATAACCGTAGATGCAATATTAACAAAAAGAGGTCGTGAAATATTAGCAGCTGGTGGTGATTTAAACATAACAAAGTTCGCTCTTAGTGATGAGGAAATAGATTACACATTATATGATGTAACTCATCCTAATGGAACAGATTCATATGGTACAGTTATAGAGAATATGTCTTTATTAGAAGCTACACCTAATAGAACAACATTTCGTAGTTTTTTAGTAAATGAATCTCAAGCTGGTGCAACTCTAAATGTTGATAGTACTAACTATGCTAATGTTGATAATGGAACTGATATAGCACTTTCTCCAAATACGGTAGGTTCACCTGCTGAAAATTATATTTTTACAATAGGTAATACAAATATAGTGAGATTTAGTGGTCAAGGAGCAACTAAAACTTTTGTAGGTTCATCTGTTACATTAAGAGCACAATCAATTAATACAGCTGCAACTACTGATATAACCGTACAAGGTCAAAACTCTGGTCTAGTACAAACTATCACAGTTAGTGTTAAAGCAGATGCTGCTTCTACTACAGATCCTTTACAAAAACAAAAAAGATTAACAGCAGATACCCAACAAGGTCCTGCAACAGGAACTCCACCAACACTCGGAGCTGGTGGTAGACTGTTAGATTATTAATAAGGAGAATATGAAAAATGGCATTCAAGAATTTTACAGCTGAAGATGTAAGTGAAGATATCGGAATTGTTACGTCAGGTATATGGCAAAACGGTGATGGTACTATAAACACTTTTTTCAGTTCATCCACACAATATACAAACACAGGTGACTATAACATAGATGTTTATAGATATGATCCTAGTGCAAATGCATCTGCATCGATTCAATTCGGATTAGTTTATGGTCACAGAGAAGGTAGTGGTTCATTAGGAACTAAAGGTGCTACTGGTGATAGAACTACAGCTGCAATATTCGGTCAGTTTAACAATCTAATAAATCCACCTGAGACTACAAACTTTACATTTCAAGGTAATACTACTGCAAAACAATTTTATGCAATATCAATAAATAGAGCTAGAATGAGAGAAGCTATTGAACCAGGTGGTTGGGAATTACATTTAAGTTCTAGTAGTGGTCAAGTAAAATTAATTGACGACTCATCTACTAATAAAGGTGGTAACGCTAATGAACGTAACTTTTCACCAGAATATAATATAGTAAGTGGAACGTTAGAAGGTGGTACTACAATAAATACTGCAGCTGCCTCTGAAAATTCTACGATAGGTTCTTACGGAACATTTTATCCAAGTCTAGGAACTTTAATACTAAATCCTGAAAGATTAAGTGCAGCTCCGTTAGCACTCTTAACTGCTAGTGGTTCTAACTCAGATAATAGAAATAATAAAAAACTTTTCGATGCTATTGTTCTCGGTAGTAAATTTACTATGAAACGTAAAGAAGAAATAACTTCAGTTCATTATTTCGTAAGAGCTACATCAAATAACTTTAACTCTACTACTAATGAAACATACTATACTCAGTCTGTTGCAGGTGTAAAGGAAATCATACCAGGTATGAAAACAGATCCTAAAACTTACATCACAACCGTGGGTATGTATAATAGTTCTGATGAATTATTAGCAATTGCTAAGTTAAGTAAACCAATATTAAAGTCAAGAGCAAGAGAAGCACTTATCAAAGTAAAACTAGATTTCTAGGAGTTTCATATGATATTCAAGAATATCGACTCTGATGATATTTTAATCTCACCATTTGAAGTTAACAAAACTTTTACTGTAACTAATAATGATAGTGGTAGTGGTGTATATTCTATACCAATTACCAAAGGAACTGATTCTAATTTATATAGTTGGAATACTACATCAGATTCTAAAACTATATTCACAGCTTCTTTTTACGAAATACC